TGCTATAGGCGCGGTTTTTTTTAATTTTTCAGCGGAATGGGCGCTGCCAGGATTCAGCCCGTATGCAACTTGGTACATCCAGCAGAGCATTTGGGTAGCCATTTTGTGTGTGGTGGTGCGTTTGCTTATTGACTCATACCCGCGATCCGCCGTGTGGGCGCTCGCGGCGACGGCGTGCTTTGTAGGCGCGTCTGAGGGGTTACAAAACGCGACATGCAGGCTGCTTGTCAACAATAGCAGCAGCATACCGCGTGGCACGACCGTATGCGATTATGTGACCGGACTACCCATGCAGGCGACGTCGGTCACGCTGTACCTATTATTCTTTTTGTGGAGCGTCTACAAATGCAGACCGAGCCGCAGGATTTTATAACCGTCGTCGTTGCCATATTGGCGCTGGTGACGAGTAAGGAACTGGCCGGGCTTGTCGGCCCATACGCCGGGATCGCGGCCTGCGCGTGCGCTGGCGCAGCCGTCTCTCTGTCCGGCAATGACGAGTCGATGACGGTGCCTCAGGCGCTTGGCTATGTGTTGTTGCGCGTCTTGCTCGCGACCATCCTCACGGTAGGACTCGCCGAGCTATTGCAGCACGTCATGCCGGCCATTAAACCGCGCTATTCGCTCATTCCGCTGGCGTTCGGTATCGGTTGGATTCGGGACTACTCTAGCCTGCGTTCGTGGCTCGGCGACACCATACAAACCATAATCTCACGCCGGGTGGATCGACCATGACTCAGGAGCTGCTCACTGCGGTCAATTTTTTTATATGCTCCCTCGGCGGATTTTGTTGTATTTGCCGCTTGCGAATTATGGGCACGTCAACAAAAAAACCAATCCGATTTCAATACGCGATATGGTTTGCGGTGTTTTTTTATTCGGCCTTTAGTTGGACGTATGGCGACCACCCAACCGGGATCCAAATCGTGCTAGGCGCTGCTGTGCTCGCGCATATTTTGCTTGGGTTTAGCGCGTGGCGCGACGGCCTGCCCAAGTATGCAAAAAAAGAGGAGTTGAAATGGAATTAGAATTAAGACGCCGCTCGTCATCGGAGACCTGCACCGTCGGAGAGTTGTTTGTAGACGGGCATTTTGAGTGCTACATACTAGAGGACGTGGTGCGAGAGATTGAGGGCGTTTCGGTCGCCGATTGGAAAACGCACGGCGCGACGGCCATACCTGTAGGCACCTATCAAATCACCCTCACACAGTCCCCGCGTTTTAAGCGCGTTTTGCCATTGCTCAATCGCGTCCCCGGTTTTAGTGGCGTCCGCATCCACCCGGGCAACGATGCCGATGACACCGAGGGGTGTTTGCTGCCTGGCTTGACCGTTGACGACGACGGCGAGGGTGTTGCGTATTCTCGCGCTGCGTTTGATCGATTGTTTGACAAACTCACGCGGGCGGACGCGATAGGTCAACCGATTTTTATCACAATCGAAAACAGTTCCACGACCGACGACGAGGCTGTCGCGTGATCTCCGCGCTCCGCATGTGGCTCGATGTTGTGCTGCCGTTTTGGCGCATCGCTGCGGCATTGGCCGCCGTCGCCGCGCTCGCTGGTGCGGTGTGGTGGGTGCGCGATACTGGAGTGCAGGCAGAGCGCGCCCGCTGGCAAATTAAAATGAGCAAATCAGACGCGCACTGGCAGGCTCAATTAGACGCTGCCAATGCGTCAAACCGCTCGAGCGAGCGGCGCAGCGCCCAAGCAATTGCAAACGTGTCAACCAATTATCAACGCGAGATTAAAAATGTCGATGAGAAAAAAAATTATGATCGTAGCAGTGTGCGGCGCGGCAGCCTCCGGCTGTTCGACCGTCCCGATGACGCCACTGAGCAAAACGATTGTCGAGCGCTGTCCGCAACCAGTGACCCTACCGCCTCCACCCTCGGACGTGATGGTAGAGAGGCAACCGAACTTTCGCGAGCGACTGCTGAAAATCTTTTTGACCTCGTCAACGACGCCGACGCCGTCGTCGCACAACTGGCAGCCGCGCAGTCCGTGATTTTGGAATATCAAAAATTATGTGGCTCCGGCTTGTGATCAGTCATCGCAGACCGCCCTCCGCGCTTTAAGCTGCCATTGCTGGCAGCGCGTAGGCGCTGCGCTTATCGCCACCATCGCGCCTCGTGCATAGGCCGATTCGGCCCGCCTGTCTGCGGCTGCGTCAATCTCCGGGACTACAAAAAAATAAAATGTCATTGAGGCTATGGCCGCGCCAAGCGCACAAAAAATCGTGAGGAGCGCGAGCGCAAAAATTGTGCGTTTATTGTGGTTTTTCACAATTTCTGTAACCTCATTTTGACAATTTTTATTTTTTTGTTTGCGATTTTGGTTTTGATTAAACCGATCTCGCGTTCAGTGTCGAAAATTTTTGTCTGCACTCGCCGCATCTCGCTCGCGTAGTCGGCAAGCAGGCGCGTATACGATGCGCGGTGACACTGTTCGCGCCATTGCAAAAACGTCAAATATATTTTTGTAATCATTTAGTCACCTCGTCAAGTTTGTCATCATATCCCCCACACGCGCTCTGCCGAATATTTCAGCTTTGGGTGCGCTCTGCGCCCATCTTCCGGCCTGTTCCCTGCGCGAATATAGACGCCCTTTGATAAGCGTTTAAGGCATCCGTCCTGCGTCATTAGGCATAGGTTTTTCTTCAAATCTCGGTACTCCATCAAGTGTTTAAGGTCGGCCATCTCGGTGCGGTGTTCGCACGCGTCCCAAATTTGTTGCGCGTAGGTCATGCGGCTTGGTCGCCGCTGATTGATTCAATAAATGCAAAAACTTCCTTTAGCTGCGGGAGCGATAGAGTTTGTAATTCGCTGTTGATCGCTGCAACTAGACGCTCTCGCGCACCCGGCATCGGCGGCGCTACGGTCGTAACCGGCACCACCGCGGCAACTGTCGTAATCGGTGCCACTGGCGTTACCAGTGGCACAACCATCGGCTCCGGCGCTTTTGCTTGTGCCTCGGCTTGGGCTTTGACTTCGGCAGCGATCCGCGTACGCTCGGCTTCGTCGGCCAGTCGTTTCGCTTCGGCTGCGATCTTCGCGGCTTGCTCCTGCTGGTGTTTGGAAATGCGCGATCCGATGACGGCGATTAGGTCGTCATTCGCTTTCAACACCAAGTCTTTGATGTCACCGGCAAACAGCGTTTGATATCCGTCCGCCAACTCTTTGAGCGTGAGTAGGTTCTTCTCGATGCGGTTGGCAATCCTGTCAGCTTCGATCTTCGCCCTGGCGACTTCATCATTCACGGCGCTGTTCATGCTGTCCAAGTTCCGCTTGGCCTTGGTGACGCCGGCAAAGTCGGTATTGATCTGCGGCATGTACGGCTTGCCGATACGCGCCTCAAGTGCTGCGATGTGTGCGGCGACTTCACGCGGTCCACGGTCGCGGATTTCTTGCTTGATCTGCGATTCCTTGGCCGTCACCAACCGGTCCAGCGTGAGGCGCTTCTGGCGTACCTGTTCCTTTACGTGGTCGACCGCGCGCATGATTTCGTCAACGCTTGTCATCTGGCTCAACACCATCTTCCTGGTGAGTTCCAGCTGGTCCTCGGCTTCCTGGCAAAACTTGACCATGCCTTTGGCGTTCGCAAAATCCTCGTCGGTCTTTAGGTCGGTGTTGATGCTGTCGATCAGGGCGAAGGCGCTTTCCTGGTAAACAACCAGGTTCGAGGCTTCGACCTTGCCGAACACTTCAACGACCAGCGCCGGCAGTTTCTTGATGGGCTCGGCCACAACTTCGACCGCTGGCGCGGCGGGTTTGTATGCGGCGACGTCTTTGAGAAACTGTTTCCAGCCAGCGACCAATTCGGCGAAACGCTCGGGGCTTGATTCGTACCAGGTGTGAAACGCCGTGTCCTCGGTGCCGTTGGACGCCATGAACAGAATGCGATTCGCACCCGTGACGAGTAGCTGCTGGTCTAGCTGCCAGCGATGCGAGACGGGCACTTCTCCGGCCGCAAATGACGCGCGAAGGTCTTTGTTCAGGCTCTTGTGTTCCCAGCCGGTTTCTTCGCCCATCGTCAGCCCGTCCTGCGATGCTGATAGCGGGAGGCTGTCCGCCTCACAGGACATCACGACGGGGTACAGGTCGTCGCCGATGATCCTCTCGGCGATGACACGCGCGCTGGCTTCGTAGTCGTGACCAGCGTCGAACAAGGATTGAAGGTGCGCGGAGACTTCTTTTGTTTCGCCGGTTGCGTATTCCGCAATGAGTTGGTCCCGCGTCTTGTAGGGCGATACGCCCATCATCGCCGGGGCGTCGCTGGCGTTGAGTCGGCGAATGCCGTTGATGACGGCATTGCGGTAGGCGTGCCATTCAGGTGAGCCCTGAACAAGATTGTGTGTTTGTCTGTTGGTGATGTTCAAATTAATCTCCCATTGGGTTGGCAATGTATTTCAAAACGTCATCGACCATGGATTCGAGCGTTTGCTCAATGGATTTCACGTCGAACTTCTTGAGGATGTCGGCCTCGTTGATTGCTGCCGCTGCCGCGTGTTCTCGGATCACGGCAACCTGTTCGGTGCTGGCGACTTGGCCGACCGGTGCCGCCAAATCGTTGATGCGTTGCTTTTGTGGTGCCGTGAGTGGTGCCTTTGTCTCGGCGGTGGTGATAATCTCGGCTGGGGTTTTATTTTTCTTCTCGATCAGCTTTGCCCAGTTGGGTAGCGCCTTATCAAAATCGGCGTCCGTCCAGGCAGGTTTGCCAGTGTCGGCGTCTTTTCGCGCGGCTTCGGCCCTGTTGTCAATGACTGATTGCCAGGTGGCTTCGCCCTGACTGATCGCGCCGTAGATGCCGCGCAGGTTTACAATCTCGGCGGGCGAGCATGTGTCGATCGAATGGTTGAGATAAGTCGTGAGGTCGCTTGCGCGGACGCCAATCTCGCCGAATGCGTCAATGATCTTCTTGCGCTCTGCCGCTGGGTCCTTGGCGGCTTCGTCGGCGCGGATTCGCTTGATCATCGCCACGGCTTCGTCCTGGATGTCGCCGGGAATCAATCGCAGCGCGAGGGTGCGCTGGGCCTTGGAAATCAGGGCGGACCGCTTGTTCAGCATTTCGTCCTCGGTCGCCGGTACGGTGTAGACCGCCTTGTTCCAACTGTTTTTCCGCACGCTGATGTAGCTACCATCCGAGAGTGGCTTGGACCGCTCCACCGACTTCGCAATCAAAATGTCGGAGTCGTAGGCGAGTGTGCTTTCCAAGTCCTCGACGGTGACGCGGATAATTTCTTTCTCCGAGTCCTCGAACAGTACGGCGGTGCGAACCTGAATGTTCTTCATGCAGCGCAGCGCGACTTCGGTAAACCGGATGCCAAGCCCTTCAACGCCTTCGCCAATCGGCTTGATGTAGAAGGCGCTCTTGTTGTGGGCGAATGATGGGCGCCGACACTCCATCATTACGTCTTGCCGTACTTGGTCCCAGTTGCGCGGGTTCCGTAGCGCAATGACATAGCGCGCCTCGGCCAGGGCCTTTGCTTGTGCCGACATTGCTGTTGATGCCGTTTCGGCACCGAGTGCCATTTGTTGATTTACAACGATATCGTTCATGTGTTTTTTCCTTGAATCTGTAATTCTTCTCGCGCCGGCGGTTGCTCGCGCCAATCCAAAAATGTCAAATCATAAGATGATTGCTTAATTGTCAGTATCCTCCTCGTCCAGCAAATCACGAACGGCGGCAGAGTACACGCTCAAATACTCGGTGACCTCGTATTTGATGTCGAGCGCGCCAGCTCTGATCGACTCGCGGATCACGTCAACAGTCCGTCCGTGCAGCGCGTTGATTTGGTCAAAAAATTTAACACGGTCGTGCGAAGTCATTTGTCGCCGCCTCCCTATAAAAAAATTTTGTGCTGTGCAATTTTGCTGCTGGTCGCGCTTGCTTTCTCCGCAGATTCGCCAGATCGGTGGCCCCGTAGGGTTTCGCTCACGCCGCACCGTCGCGCTGTCCCCGCGCTCGCTCGCCTATTGGCCACACTCCTGCGGGGAGCCGATGCAATACTGTGCATCGACAACAACACTATAATCCAACGCGTCGCCGATTGTCAACAATTTTTTATAGAGTTTTTGAGCGTTGACAAAATCGCAGCGCGAGCGTAAAATACGGTCAACACAATAACCTGAGCAAAAAAAAATGGTACCTATTATAAAATTAGACAAAAATTGTCCCGAGATTGACCTGATCATCCACGAGCATTTTTACGGCAAATCCCGCCTACTACAGGAGGCGCTCGGCGTCACTCGCGCCTGCGTCTCAATCTGGCGTAGGCGCGGCATCCCGGCGATGAGGCGGTACCATATAGACGCGGTGATCCGGGAGCGTTCCGAGGGCCTGAAGAGCGAGGGCGATGGCAAGAGCGAGGGCGATGGCCAAAGCAAAAAAAAACCGCTCCCCTCTGTTGAGGACATAATCGGAATTTATTTATAAATCGACACACGCGCTGCGGCGTACCTTCGGATTGTTAGTCCGCTGGGAGTCGGTAGTACCCTGCCGCAGGCGTGGAGCGGCAGGGCTTGACAATGTTATAAAAATATGGTTTAATCTTTTAGTTGATTGCACAGTCAGCATCAAACGATTTTTAGGCGAGAGTTAAGGGGCTTAGGCCCTGCCCGGCGTTGTGCACCGGGCCTCTCCCCTAAAGGTCGTTTTTTTTTGTCTTAAAATCCCTCAGCAACAAATCAGCACGAGGGAGCCATGCGCGGGCGTGGGCTGGGCGCGAGCAATCGCGGGGCTGCAAAGCCGGGGGTCCGCAGGGGCGCTGTCCGACGTCAACTCAGGGTCAGGTGCCTGCTCTCTCTCCCCCTGGGGGGTAGGGGGGGCATGGGAGCGGCGAACCGCGCAATCTAGGGTCAAGCAGGACAAACAAACAAGCAAACATGAGGCGACTATGAGCAAAAAAACACTAATAGGAGATTGGGCACCAGATGCAAAACTATTGGCGTGGTGCCATGCAAACGGGTACGACGCGGACGCGCATTACGATTTTTTTAGGGATTATTGTTTGGCAAACGGTGCGAAATATGCAAGTTTTGACGCCGCGTTCAGAAATTGCTGCCGAGCTGATTGGGGCGGAGTCCGAAAAAATCAAACGCTCGGACAAAATCAGCAAACAAAACAGGATCGGCGAGCCAGTACAATCGCAGGTCTGGTCGGTGGCGAGATATGAGCGTCAACACCAGACTAGACGCGGCGACCGCGACCAAAACCGTTGAGCGGTTATTCGCTCGCATGGCGCTGATGTACGGCTCTAAATTTGCCGATCAATGGGCGGGCATCAACCCCGCCGACGTTAAAAAATGCTGGTCGGAGGAAATCGCTGCCTATCCGATTGACCAAATCGCCGCTGCCGTCAACGCGCTCACGACCAAAAAATGGCCGCCGACCCTGCCGGAGTTTCTTGAGCTAATTCAGGATCAGCGCCCTGCGCTTACTACAGCGGCCTACAAGCCATCAAAATCCGTTGACGCGGTAGACACTCGAGCCCCTGACGTTTTGGCCGCTAAGGCCCGCTGTATGGCGTCTGTAGCGCGTGGATTTAGCGCCCCGACGCTCGCTTGGGCGTATCGGGCTAAACGCCGCTGGCTCGATGGTGAGGTCAAACATTCGCCAGACGTGAAGGCCATGATCAATCGCGTCATTGAGCGCGACCGAGGTGTGCACGACCCATTTTTACAAATCGAGAGGGGCTGAAAAAAATGAAAATTGTGTTGGAAATTGACAACGATTGCATACCCAAAATCAACGGGCGCGACGTTGGCCCAATTATTTTTCAGGCTATAAAAACCAATCCAAAATGGTGGTTTGACTCTGCCGATGTTGTGCAGATCGAGGGCACGTTTGGCCGGCATACGGAGGATCGGTACGAGTTGGGGCTGAGATGAAAGCGGCGATTAAAAAATTGGTCGAGCAGGGCATTACCGACCCCGCCCTCATCGCCTGCACCTTGCACATTAAACGCGCACGGGTAGAGACCGCGCTTGCGTGGATTGCGCGGGACGCAGATCGAGCAAAACAAGACGCGACAAAAAAATCAACGCGATTGCAGAGGCAAATTTGTTGGTCGACCATGCCGCTGGTAGTCCGAGAGGAGCGCGGCCATGCCGTCGATTAAACGCAACCTCACTCCGCTGGAGACGCATGAGCAAATCGCTTTTATCCAGTGGTGCCTCATGGCAGGCGCGCCCTACAACACGATTTTTGCCATACCCAACGGCGGCAAACGACATATCACCACAGCGGCGCGACTCAGGCGCGAGGGGGTACGCCCTGGCGTCCCCGATTTGTTTTTGCCGTTTGCCGCCGGCGGAGCGCATGGGTTATTTGTTGAGCTAAAGCGCATCAAGGGCGGCTCGGCTACAAAACATCAAAAATTGTTTGAGGATGTGGTGCGTAAAAACGGTTATGCACACGTCTACGCCATGGGGTGTGAAGACGCTATTAAAAAAATAAAATTGTACGTCAACGGCGGAGCGAAATGACCAAAAATCTTCAAGCACCGTTTCCTTATTTCGGCGGGAAATCCAACGCGTGTGGCGTGGTTTGGCAGGCGTTGGGAGCAGTACAAAACTACGTTGAGCCGTTTGCGGGCAGCGCCGCCATGTTGCTGGGAGCCCCTGAGGGCAAACGGATTGAGACGATCAACGATGCGGATGGATTTGTGGCCAATTTTTGGAGGGCGATCCATGCTGACCCTGAGGCAGTGGCGCGTTATGCAGACTGGCCGTGCAATGAGGTCGATTTGTTTTCGCGGCACTCTTGGCTGGTGCGGCACTCTGAGGATTTAACCAAAAAATTACACGCCGACCCAGAGTTTTTTGACGCCAAAATCGCAGGATGGTGGTGCTGGGGGGCATGCAATTGGATTGGCTCCGGTTGGTGCAGTGGCGACGGCCCTTGGGTTCTGGGAGACGACGACAGGTTTGTAAAAAGTGCTGGGCAGGGTATCAACCGACAACTTCCGCACCTGAGTGCGGGGCAGGGCATCAACCGACAAACCGATGGCGAGCGCAGCGCCTTCATTCATTCGTGGTTTTGGGCGTTGCACGAGCGTCTGCGCGATGTGCGCGTGGCATGTGGCGATTGGTCGCGAGTGGTCGCGGATTCGGTGACCGTCCGGCACGGCCTGACTGGTGTGTTTTTTGACCCGCCATATTTCCGAGGCGGGATGGATTATGCGGCTGGAGGCGTTGGTACCAATTTGGCTGCAGAGGTAGGCGCATGGTGCGCGGCCAATGGCAACAACCCGATGCTGCGCATTGTGATTTGTGGCCACGCCGGGGAGCATGACGCCCTGCTGGCTCACGGCTGGACTAAGCGCAAATGGGCGGCGCGGACAGGCTATGCCACCACCGATGAGGCTGTGGCTAATAGTGCCGGCGAGACGATTTGGTGCAGTCCGCATTGTGAGCCGGAGACCAAAATTCAAAATTCACTTTTTTGACAAAAATTTTTCAAGAGGGCTATTTCATGGACGCAGCAATGAAATTTGGTTCTGTTTGTAGCGGCATTGAAGCCGCATCAGTGGCATGGCATCCGCTCGGGTGGCAGGCCGCATGGCTGTCAGAGATTGAGCCTTTCCCCTCCGCGGTGTTGGCCCACCACTACCCCAATGTTCCCAACTTGGGCGACATGACCACACTGCCAGAGCGCATCCTATCGGGCGAGATCGAAGCCCCAGACGTGTTCTGTGGCGGCACACCCTGCCAGGCCTTTTCGGTGGCAGGACTTCGAAACTCCCTTGATGACGCTCGGGGAAATCTTTCACTCACTTTTGTAGGTATCGCAAATGCAATTGACCATGCTCGATCTGTTCGAGGAGAGCAAGCCTCAATCGTCTTCTGGGAAAACGTGCCCGGAGTCCTCAGCACCAAAGACAATGCCTTCGGGTGCTTTTTGGCTGGAGTTGCCGGCGAAGATGGCGAGCTTGAGCCGTCAGGGGGAAAATGGACGAACGCTGGTTATGTGTCTGGCCCCAAAAGAGCAGTCGCGTGGCGCGTCCTCGACGCCCAATATTTCGGAGTGGCCCAACGACGCCGCCGTGTGTTCGTTGTCGCAAGTGCTCGAGACGACTTCGATCCCGTCAAGGTTCTTTTTGAGCTCGACGGCGTGCGCCGGGATTCTGCGCCGAGCAGAGAAGCGCAAGAAGGCATTGCCAGAGGCGTTGGAATTGGCCCTCCTTTCAGTCGCACAAACAACGAAAGAGTAGAGGCCGAGGCGATGGTGGTGCAGCCTTATGAGGTCGGCAACTGCTTGACCGCCCGGATGCACAAGGGCATCAACAGCACATTGGATGAGGGGCAGACGCCAGTGATCAGCATTCACCCTCACTGCATAGGCCGCGCTCCAGAGGCTGGCCCACAAGGCAAAGAGTATTTGCTTGATGGGTCGGCTTATTGCATGGACGGCCGAGGGCAGCCGCAGGCGGTGGCGCAGCCAATCGCCTTCCCCCCTACGCAAGACCCGTCCAGCAGCACGGACGGCACTACGCACGGACTGGGGTGCGGGTCGGGAGGTGGACAGGCGAGTGTGGCCGTCAGTTATGGCATCAGAACCGCCAACACGAGCAGCAACGGATGGGGCATTCAAGAAGAAGTCACGCACACACTGGACTGCGCTCAAGGTGTCGCCGTGGCGCAGCCAATTCTCGCCATGCGAGAGAGCGGCTTTGGCTGCTGGATGGAGGACGCAGTGGCTGGGACGCTTGATGCCAGCATGGGAATGAGTGGTCACGCAAACCGCCCTGCCGTGATGACCGTTCCTCGATCAATGGCCGTGCGCCGCCTCACCCCCGTGGAGTGCGAGCGACTTCAGGGATTCCCTGACAACTACACCAACATCCCCTGGCGCAGCAAGCCAGAGTCACCAGACGGCCCCCGCTACAGGGCCTTGGGCAACTCATGGGCCGTGCCCGTGGTGGCTTGGATTGGGAAGCGCATCGCAGCCGCTACGCTTCAAAACTCACTTCCCAAAATTTTTTAGGAGGTTGAAAAATGTTGAACGTGAAACAGCTCACCATCGACGAGGCGACGCAGCATGCACAGCTTATGATCGACGCGGCAGCGGGCCGGGCGGATCGTGAATACAGCGGCTGGTCGAGTTTGGCGTATGCGTTTTTGAGGCATTTTGTCCGAGATAAAAAAAATTTTTGGCCGTGGGAATTGATTCAGGCGTCCGTAGATTTTGGCCTAGTACAACCTAAAAACCTGCGGGCGTGGGGAGGTGTGTATCAACGCGCATCGCGCGAAAAATTAATTATTCGCGGTTCGCAGCTAGGCAAACATCCTAACCGCCACGGGACTCTAGTCCCAATCTGGGACGTCGTGCAAAAATGACTACGCCAATTTTTTCGGACGAGGTGCAGCTCGCCGGGTGGAGCGAGAGTCACACTTCGGGAGCTAAAATTACGTTTTGGCTTTCAGACCCCGCACAGTTGAGCGCGTTCCGCGGCATGACGGAGCGGCGCGGCAAAACGGCAGGGCAGCGTCTGGCAATGGTGCTCGTCGAGATCAACGACGATGAGACGCTGGCCGATGAGCCGCCATCAACCACAAAGCTAGGCCCGTTGTGTGCGCTGGCGGTGGCGTGGTGCAGTGATGCGCCATTTTTGGCGTGGTGGCAACGGCAGCGCGGTCACATGGCTGGCGATGTTGATGTACGCGGCGACATTTTGGCGACGTGCGGCATTAAATCACGCCGAGAGTTGGACGCGGACGCGAGGGCGGCAGCGGTGTTTAATGATGTTTTTAGGCTGCCATACATGGCGCACTGCCGCGAGGCGGCGATGGTCGAGTACGGTTTTGACAAGCTCAGCGCGAAACAATCTCGCTTCTAATCCGTCTGACATAAGCCGTTGTCACCCCTGCCGCCGCCGCGATATACCGCGTTTTCCATGTTGGCTTAGTCTCCAATAAGGTGATCACTTGCGCTTTTCCGGTTGGCTGGCTGAACCTTGCCGCGAAATCATCAATGGCCGCTTGTAGGTTTACACAATACTCAGCACCGCCCATGCGCCGGAATTTGTGCGAGCGTAGATAGAACTCGTTGATCAGCACCATCTTGGGGAGCATTTCCATTGTCCCGATGATCTCGTCCGCCCGTTCTGCCAGCGCGACGTTGATAGGCGGTCTCGCGGGTTCCGGTGCAGCTTCTGAGTCACCCCAGCCCGGATCGCTGAACTTTGGGTGATTGGCAAACATAGGCGACGTTGACGGGTAGCCTTGCGGCTTGCCTGTGTCTACGCGGTTCCAGTTGCCCCAGTTCTCCAGAATCATTTTCGGCGTCATACGTTCTCCGTTTTGGCCCTCTAATTGCCATAATTTTTTTTCATTTGTCCAAAGTGTTGCCCAATGTTAACAGATTTCTCACCCCCGAGGGGCAAAATTTGCGCGTGCGTTTTTTGGGTACACTCAACGGTCTCCCGGCAGTTGGCCTAAAGGATTTTGCCCCCCTACCCTATCCCACACGCCTGAACTCGACCACCCAAACCCACGGGTTGGCTGCCCATGATCCGGGGCCATTGATGGACTCCCAAAGATAAATAAAAGAGTCGCGGGCGTCAGGCTGCGGGTTGAGGCAGCCGCAGTTGGTTTCAGATTCCCCACAATTTAGACACCCGCCATCTGTGATCCCCTCTGCCCGCGCATCGTCTTCACTGATGTCCACCAGCCGCTCCACGCGCACGCCGGTGATTTCCAGCGTGATGCGGCTGGCCCAGCGGGGCATAAACATGCCAGGGCGCGGCTTTGTCCAGTCGCCGCAGCTTGGGCGGCCGTCAGCCCAATAGTGGATCTCGTCCGTGCTGTGCCAGTCTTGAGGCGGGTGGCGCTCCTGATGGTGCGGGCCGCTGAACGCCTCGCGCACCCACAGCCGGTCGCCGGGTTGGCCGTAGGGGCAAAGCACACGGCCGCTGAAGTCTTGTTCTAAAAGATAAGGCTGGGGCTTCACCACCCGCCGCGTCTGCGTCTTGCTGCCGTCCATCAAGGCCCGCACCATCGGCGAGCTGAAAAGGATTGGACGCTCCTTCATGCTGCCCCCTGCGTGCGTGTGGTTGTGCATTTGCCGTCGTCGTCGTAGGCGTAGTCCTCTCGATAGCCACTATTGGTGCGCCACGTCAACACGCGGCCTGCATCGTCGCGAGTGTACTTGCACCAAAACCCAGAGTCGTCGCTGTAGCTCAACACGCCTCCGTTGTGGTCGTATGTGTAAGCGTGCCAAAATCCAGACTCGTCGCGATACGTCAACACGCGACCAGCGCCGTCGTGGGTGTACCCGAGCGGGATTTGTAGAGCGTCAAAATTAGGGTCGATCATGCTGCATCCGGGATGGCCGCATGGGCGAGGCGCGCTACTCGGCATAAGGTGCCCCCTGTGCGTTGTTGTCAATTTTGATCAGTCGCTCGAGCAACCCACATGGGTCAAAATTTGCCCACACATCCTCCCCCGCCTCCGCCGCCCTCGCCTCCGCCGCCCTCGCCGCCGCCCACGTCGCCTTTGCCACCCGGTGCGCCGCCTCCGCTGCGTTTGCCACTCCCGTTGCCTCCGCCGCCGCCCACGTCGCCCTCGCCACCCAGTGCGCCTCCGCCCACGTCGCCATCGCCGCTGCGTTTGCCGATTCGGCAGTCCGTTCGGTAGTCATTTTTTGCCATTGCTCGCCAAAACCCTGCTGATCCGCCAGCGGCTGGAGCGATGGCAGAACGGTACCCCACATCCAGTCTAAAATAATTTTCAGCCGCTCTTGTTCTTGCTCCCGTCCAGTTCCAGCCGCGAGCGGCAGCAGGGATTTCCATTTTGCCGAGTTACGCAACTCCCCCGGCATCGCGTCTTGGATTACGATGATCCAACAGCCAATGACCTCCGACATGCAATCGGGGATCTCGTCTGTGAGTCTGCCTGACAGCGCCAAATTTATGGCTGCAATTGAGCACGCCGATTGCTCGTTGCCTAATCCATATGGCAGGCGCATGGATGCCAGTTTTGACGCGATTGATGCCTGTTGTTCAGTTGTGATTGTGCTCATGCTGCCTCCTGCGTGCGCGTGCGTGTGATTGTGTGTTTGCCGTCGTCGTCGCATCGTCGACACCGGCATACGTGTACCAATGGCCGTCGCTGTTGACGCACGTCACTACGCGGCCGTCGTCGTCGTAGGTGTAAACAAACCAAAATCCAGACTCGTCGCGATAGCTCAACACGCGGCCGTCGTCGTCGCGTGTGTACCCAAGCGGGATTGTCATCAGGTCAAAATTAGGGTCGATCATGCCGCCCCCTGCGTGCGCGTGCGTGTGATTGTGTGTTTGCCGCCGTCGTCATAGGTGTAGTCCTCTCGGTAGCCGCTGTTGGTGCGCCACGTCAACACGCGGCCTGCATCGTCGCGAGTGTAGGCATACCAACGACCGTCGCTGTTGATGCACTTGACTACGCCTCCGTTGTGGTCGTATGTGTAAGCGTACCAAAATCCGGCTTTGTCGCGGTACGTCAACACGCGACCAGCGCCGTCGTAGGTATACCCGAGCGGGATTGTCGACGGGTCAAAATTAGGGTCGATCATGCTGCCTCCGTGTTGTCGCGCCGTGCCCGGCCAAATCCGCCATCATGCCGCGCCGTTTTGCGGTCGTGGCACGATTTGGCCATGGCCTGCCAATTTTTTGTGTCCCAAAATAGGCGCATGTCGCCACGATGCGGCACGATGTGATCTACCACGGTCGCCTGTGTGACTCTCAGGCTGCCAGCGCCGCACTCGGGGCACATGCACAGCGGGTGGCGAGCTAAAAACAATTTTGCAGCAGCCGACCATTTGCCCGTGTACCCGCGAGCGTGAGCCGATCCGCGCCGCCGATCAGACTCACGCACGTCTGACCGCGTATGAGTTGGGCAGCGCGACGTGCCGTCCGACACCAGCACACCGCATCCGGGATGGCCGCATGGGCGCGGCGCACTACTCGGCATATTGCACCTCCTGTGCATTGTTGTCGATTTTAATCAATCGCTCAAGCAGCCCGCATGGGTCAAAATTTGCCCACGCCGCCACCCCCGCCGCCACCCTTGCCGCCACCTCCGCCGCCCTCGCCGCCGCCCGGTGCGCAGCCGTTAGCACCGTCGCTTCCGACGTCGCCATCGCCGCTGCGTTTGCCGATTCGGCAGTCCGCTCGGTAGTCATTTTTTGCCATTGCTTGCCAAAACCATGCTGACCAGCCAGCGGCTGGAGCGACGGCAGAACAATATCCCACATCCAGTCCAAAATGATTTTCAGCCGCTCCCGCTCTCTATCCCGCCCGGTGCCAGCCGCCAGCGGCAGCAGGGATTTCCACCTCTCCGAATTTCTCACGTCGTCCGGCATCGCGTCCTGGACTACGATGATCCATTGGCCAATGACCTCCGACATACAATCCGGGATCTCGTCTGTCAGCCTGCCTGACAGCGCCAAATTTATGGCTGCAATTGAGCACGCCGAATGCTCGTCGCCTAATCCCGACGGCAGGTGCATGGATGCCAGTTTTGACGCGATTGATGCCTGTTGTTCAGTTGTGATTGTGCTCATGCTGCCCCCTGCGTGCGCGTGCGTGTGATTGTGCATTTGCCTGCGACGTCGTAGGTGTAGTCATCTCGGCAGCCGTCGCTGTTGATGCACGTCAAAACGCGACCGTTGATGTCGCGGAAGTAGACGTACCAAAATCCAGAGTCGTCGCGGTAGGCCAAAACGCGGCCAGCAGCGTCGCGGATGTACCCAAGCGGGATTGTTGATGGGTCAAAATTAGGGTCAATCATTTTG